CGTATAATGCAGTCTTGTCTTTTGCCTTGTCTTCTACTATCCAACTTTCAACTAATGTTAAACCACTCAACTTGCCATCGTGTTCTAATGTAGAATTAGATTGGTTACCATTTTGCAAATACATTTGAGATGCTTTTAAGACAGTATCAGCAGAAAAGAATACATAATATTCATCTTCGCCATTACGTCTGTAAATAGGCTTCTTTGGTATTAATAAAGCACCCATTAATAAACGCTTCTCCTTACTTATTTCTGCAAGTTTAATTTCTTGGTTATTTAAAGCAATAAAGTCTGATTCGATTGCAGGATTTTCTACAACTGAAATTGCTTCAACTCCTATTGCTTCGTCTTCATCTAAAATTAGTTCTATTATCTTCATAATTATATAATGTTTTTTTTGTTAGTTTTTATATTTTATATTGATGAACCATCAACAATATTTCTATCCATTGATTGAGCAGTTGTAACATCGTTTGAAACTACATACGCTCTTGTAGGTTGTTGTGATTGCCCACCTATTGCATCTGCTAATTGATTTGTATCGCTTGAACCAACTACATTAAATGATGGTGGTAAAGATGGAATTGATGGTGTTGATATGCTTGGAGCTGATGCACTCGCACCTCCAGCTTTTGCTTTTGTTTTTGAAACCGCAGATTTAACAGATTTTACAATTCCAATACCTTGTGCAATAGCACCCGCAATAGTTATAAGGTTTTGCGGAAAACCAATTTTAGAACTTTCTGCAACATTTTGAGCAGTAGAAACACCAGCAGAACCGACTGCCTCTATTCCTTTAAAAGTAATTCGCTTTATATCCATCAAGGTTTCTTGCAATGCAAGTGCTTGTTTTACTATTAACAAGGCTTTACCAATGCCTGATTCTGCATCTGCAAATTGAGAGATTGCATCTACAACCATTGCTTTATCTTTTATCTTTTGTTTAGATAATTCACTTTCTGCTTTTGCAATTTCTGTATCTCTTGTAATGTTTGTTTGCCTTGATTGCTCTAAAAATTCATCAAGAGCAATTTGTGCATCAACTTTTGCTTGTGTTCCAGCGTTTGCGTTTTCAAGTATGGCTTCAAGTCTTAAAGATTCTTGTTCTTTTTCTAATTCATCAATCTCTCTTAATTTTTCTAATCTTAAAAGTTCATCTTCTATTAGTTCTGCATTAAATCTTTTTCTTTCAATACTTAAATTAGATTCACTTTCTGCCTTCGTGTTTGTTAATTCTATCTGTTCTCTACTTAGTGCTAAATCATTTGCCTTTTGCTCTGACCTTATTCCTTCAATTTGTGCTTCAACTCCTGCGAGTTCTTTTAGTGCCTCTATTTGTGCAACTCTAAATTCTATATTTTCAGAATCTTTTTTTAGGTTTGCATTTGCAATTGTTAATTGTTGCTTCGCTTGTGAAAGCATTGCTTGTTCAGCGTTGTTTACTGCAATTAATAATTCATCATTTGCCTTCTTACGTTCTGCAATAGTGTTTCTTTCTTCATCTCTTATTTGCCTTAACTTCTCTGCTTGTCTATCAAACTTCTCAAATAATAATCCTTGCATTGCTCCAGCTAATTCAGCAGATTTTTGCAATTCTGTATTTGCTTTTGCAGTTTCTAAAGCTGTCTTTACACTAATCTTACCAACTTCTTGAACTACGTTTTTAGCTATGTTTGTTGTTTCAGTTATTGCTTCGCCAAAATTATCAACAATGCTTTTACCCGCACTAACAAATTCATTTGATACTTCAACAATAGCTCCTTTTGTTTCTAAAATATCTAATGTTAAGTTCTTAATTGTTTCAGGATTTTTATCCCCTAAAAAACTTTTTTCCCATCCTAATTGTGCTTCTTGAATTGCCAATTTAATTGCGTAGAAACTTAATTTAAAAGGTGTGATTGCAACCGTTAAAATACCACTCATTACCTTACCAAGTGCATCGAAGTTTTCAGAACTCTTTGTAACTGATTCATAAACATTTGTAAAAGCAGTAACCATTTGCCCAACCACAACAGAAGCAGTTTCAAAAGCAACACTAAAGAAATCAACCGCCTTTTGATTTTGTTCAAAAAGTTCTTTTAACGTTCCTAATGCACCAATAATTAAACCAAGTCCAATTGCCTTTAATCCTGTACCAACTGCCTTAACACCTTTGGCAACACCTTTAGATGCTTTTTCAACACCCTTTAAAGAATTTGTTGTTGCCTTATTAGAATCAGAAACTTCTTTTCCTAATTCTTCAACGCTCTTTGCAACTCCATCAATTCCTTTTAAAGCCTTATCCGTTTTAGCTTCTAAATCAATTATTATTTTTTCCATTGTAATTCTTGCTTTTGTCTTGTAATTAATTCTCTGAAACTATTTGGAAACTTGTTTTTTCCCTTTGCTAATTGTACAATGTCTGCCTTGCAGTCTGTATCTTTTAATAAAAATAAAATATTCTCTATCATTATAAATCGTTTAATAATTCTATTTCTGATTTACCGCTATCAAAATTGGTTGTTATTGAATTTATTTTATAACTTTTCCCATTAATTACAAATCTATCTGCTAAAGTGTAATTAAGTAAAATTCTTAATGGTAGATAGGCACTTACTTTTGTAATTCTATTTGATGGATTAAAAACGCTTGTTATATAATTTTTGTAATATGCTTCAAATAATGAATTAGTAAAACCAGTATCTGCTGGATTCTCTAAAGCACCCCATTCATTTTGTTCAGCGTTAAAATTCATATTATAAGAACTTGTAGCAGATGATAATGCAACGCTATTCGATGGTACAATGTAATTTGAAATAGCTGCAATGTTTGTTGGAGTATTTAAAAAAGTAATTATATTTCCATTTGTTATTTTTATTGGATAAAACAACAAAGGCTTTCCTAAATTAGACTCTTGATTATCATCCACAGACCAACCCCATTGTGCAGTTGTAGCTAAAGAAGTGTTTGCATCAATTAACCTTTCATATTTCATTTGTGAAAAGGGAGTCTTTACATTATAAATACCTCCATCTAATTTTTCTCCAAAATCAAATTGAGCCTCTCCCCAAGTTTCTCCAAATAATTGTGTGTGTTTAGCAGCTAAAAAAGTTTTAGTGTCTTCGTGCCTTAAATTAATTTTTCTATATGGTAAAGCAATATTTACTTGGCTCTTGCTTACATCAATATATTTTGTTATATCGTAAGGAGAGGAAGAAGCTGGGTTTGCATAAAAATCATCTAAAGTTTTTACAGTAATTTGAGTTTTATTTCTTTCAATGTATGCAATGAGATTAAACATCCTAAACAACCCACTCAAAAAGTCTATTACTTTTATATCTGGTATTTGTTGCGTAATATCAAATTGTAAAGATGTAGTATATTGATAGCTTCCAATAGAATATGTTTTTATAGGTACTGATTGATTAGGATTATATCTAAAAACTTTAAAATCAATAGCACTAAAAAATAAAGTAAAATTAGATTCAATATAAATAGTATAAGATGAATCTTTTTGAATTTCGTTAAAGTTAACAGATGTAGTAAATTGTTGTCCACTTGTAATATCCCCACTATTAGCAACTTCTATACCATCTCTTCTTATTGATACTCTGTATAAATCTGTGTCTGATGTAGTTGTTTCAACAAATAACGAGGTATATCCTAAAGGATTGTTTAATTCATTCGGCTCTGGTACATAAAACAAAGTCAAAGCATTGTTTAGCATTGTTGAATTAGTGCCAGAATCAGAACCATTAGGGAAACCAATTAATAATTTTTCGTTTAAATTACTTCTATTTTGCACATCGCCTTTCTTTCTATGCAACCACATAAACAACCCATAATAAGATTGATTAGTATTATTAAAAAAGTCATTAGAAAAAGAAATAGATGGGTATTTTGTTTGTATTGCTTCAATTATAGAATGTAATCTAATCGCATATTTTAAATCTGTATATAAAACACCTTGATTATGTCCGTTATGATACCCAATATTTCCAACTGTTTGATTATTTGCAGCAGTATCAAAAGTCAATCTTTGAGTATGCGTTATTAATGGAACAATTATATTATCTATTGCTGGGTTACCTTGTAGAGATGCTCTTACATTATCAGCATCATACGTTTTATTTAGATTTGTTAAACTTGTTAAACCAGATAACTTATCATCCCCTAACGTGTCTTTTAAGGTAACTGTATTCCCAAAGAATGTAATCTTATAGGTGTGGGGTTTATTGTCTTTTAAATCAACTCCTTCTAGCTTAATTAAGCCATCAGTAAATGGAAGACTGTTTAATTCTATGTTTGAAGGTTTTCTTATTCTTGCATCAAATCCTCCAACAATATCAACATTATAATAATGCTTAAAAATCTTATTATTTATTTTAGATGCTGGTAAACTGAAGGTCTTTGAAAATGAAGTAAATATTTTATCAATTTGTTTAACGTTCTTTATTGATTGTGTTATAGTTACACTTTCGTCTTTAAACATATCAACCCTTTGCCCTTCAATATATAGTTGTATTTTTTGCATCTATCGAATGTTGTTTATAGTGTCATAAGATTTATCAAAATCTATTGTATATTCTACAAGCCTATCATTTAAAGAAGTCTTGTATGTGATGTTACTTGTTTTTACATTTATAGGAAGTACTTGCTCAAAGCCTTCTGTTACATTTGTTAACCAAACTTTTTCTGATAGCATTAACTGCTTAAATACTTCGTTATAATCTTCTGTTAAAAATCCACTACTCAAAGAAATTGATTCGTTACCTACAACATTAAAATCTCTATTAACGTGGCTACTTATACTGTATGCTCCATTTGATATTATATTAGCTTTGTAAGATTCCTTTTTAACAGTCATTTTTTTGACTAGCTTTTTAAAGAAATACATATCTTGCAACACCCCAAACTTGTTTGTAAATGTTACTTTCTTAGGCTCATATTTGCACTCTTCTAAAGTCTTTACATCTATAAAGTAAACCCCATAGTCATCAGCTATTTGTATCTTATCTACTGCTGATACTTCAAATTCATCAAAAAATGCTCTTAAACAATTATTGTTTTCAAAAGTTCCACCATCGAAAACAACTCTTTCAGCATACGTATCTGTCTGAATGTTACCGCCACCACCTAAAGAGATGTAATAAACTTGCTGTTCAGATAAGTTGTTTCTAGCGTAAGAGCGTTGGTCTATTATTTTACCATCCTTAAAAAACACTAAAGATGGATTGTTGTATGAATGTATTGGTAATCTAAACAGATTGTCAGCAAGAGCGTATATTACCCTATTACTAAATAAAATAGTTTTGTTTTGTATATTGAAACTAGGTTCTTCAAAATAAGAATAACTATCCAAACATAAATCAGTAAATGCACTCCCAGTAAATGCAGTACCAGTTGAATCTAATGCTTGTGTAAGAAAACTAGCCCAAACAGGACTTGTTGAATATCCATTAAAATTAGTTACTATATAATCTCTAATTAATTCAGATACTTCTATTGTAACTTTATCGCCTATATTAATTGCTTTTTTATTTAAAACATATATAAATTCAGAAGGAGGATTTGATTCTAATCCAGTCCATACTTTTATACTAAACGTTACGGAAGATTGTAAAGCGTTTGTGTACGATACATATTTTGGACTTCGTAAATTAATTATTGCCATCTTATTTCAAATTATCTTTTATTGTTGTTTCTAATAATGCTTCAACATCTAACCTAAATGCTTTCACAATGTCTTTATCTAAATTCTTAAATGCTTTCTCAAATGGTTTGGTAAAGAACATACTTGGTGCAATTCCTTTATGATAAATACTTCTGCTAATTAAAAAAGCAGTACTATCATAACTTAAAAACTTTCCACTTTTTCTATCTCTAAATTGAAACCTTTTTCTTTTAACCCACTTATTAATCCCTTTACTTAAACCACCTTTCTTACCTGTACCTGTTCCAAATCTAAATGGACTATTTGGTGCTTTTGCACTTGAACTCTTACCTCTTACACCTTTGTCTTGAAAGATTCCGTATTCTTCCATTACAAATTCTAACTGAAAACTATTTTTAGAAACCTTGACGTCTGAATCTAAACTTTTAGCTAATTTACCTGAACTATTTTTATCAGAACTACGCAGGTTCATTCTTGATTTTGTAACTACATACTTTGCGAAATTCTTTAATTCTTTCTCTACATTGCTTAACATATTGAAATATCATTTGGTATTAACACATCAAAAGTTAATGCCCAACCAGCCATCTCATTTTCAAACCTATCGTAAAAAGGTTCAAAACTTGGTGTGCCATCTAATTGATATAAATCTTGATGTAACGTTCCACCTCTTAAAACTTGCACCAATTTATTAAGTACTGCTAATTGTGTGTTTAAAATATCTTGTTCGTTGTTATTGCCTACAAATATATCTACAACTTCTTCTTTTGAAACGTTTACAATATCCATTGCTAAAACCGATAAACTAAAACGTAATATATTATCTTCATTACCTACGTTACCAACAATAATATGTGATAAAGGAAACATTGTTTGTTTGCTTAAATCAATCTTTGTTATATCTCCTGTTGTAACTGTATTTACATTAGGGTCTGATAATAGTTGATTCTTTATTGTTTCTGTTACTTGATAAAACCCTTTCATTAGAATTTGTTTTTAATATTTTGTGCTTCTAACTCTGCTTTTTCTTTCATAAAAGAAAGCATTGTAAAACATTGATGTATATTTAATTTAGTGATATCTTCAAACTTTGTAATATCTCCGTTAGCGATTCCGTAAATTGACTGATACCACCCCCATTTGGAAGCGAAATTAGCTGACCTTGAATATCCACCATCTCCTGCTGATTGTTGGAATAAAGAATCGTATGCTTCGATAACTCCATCCCTAAATTGTAGAAAAAAAAAAGGCTACCTATTGCCGCACCTAAAGGCATATTCTGCATCTTCTCTGAATTACTTACATCATAATCGATAATATTATATTTTCCTACTTTACTATCCTTAATCGGTCTATAAAGTACGTTCATTGCAATGTGCATCTGTTCCCACTTACTCGCATTATTATCAAGGTCAATGTATTCCCCTAAACTCATTTCGTTTAAGTCAGGAATAAAACCATACTGTGTTCCATTCATTTCAAAACGTTCAATGTGATTTGGTTTAGATTCTAACAATTCATTTAGTATATCTACAATTGCGGTTACACTTGACATCTTTAATTTGTAGCTATCAGATAAAGGAATACCACAAAAGATTTCAATCATCTTTGCATCCAAGAAGTTACCATCAGGGTTGTTTTCAGCTATCTTTAAAAACTTCTGATACTGTCCTAATGTAATTTCGTTTAATGTTGTAGGTACGTTTATTTCAATCTTCATATTTATATAATACTATTTTGTTAATGTTTTATAAAAAAAGACTTACAATTTTCATAAGCCTTTGTAAGTAAGAATAAATCCTTTGCTTTTATAGGTGCTATTCTAATCTGTTTATTTGTTCTGTGATGTATGTAACATTCAACCGTTGCAATCATTTCCCTATTATCCATTACCTAATGCTATAATTACCCTTGTTAGGATTGTCTAAATTATATATTACATTATAACGAATACCATCTATTGCGTGATTCCAATCATCCAAATATAATTTTGAGCCTTTATCTAAATAAATATAATTGTTTAATTCTTTTGCTATATTTGAACTGCTTTGGTCAACTACTATTTTATAATCTTGCATAGTAGTAACACCACTTTCAATAGTTCCTTTCTTAACCGCTTGAATATTTACACCCTTATATTTTAAATCAGATATTAATCTTGGTTCTGCACTATCTGCAATTATTAATTTCTTACCTACTCTGTTTATAATTATCTGTGCTAATTCCGTTACACCTAAACCGTTTTTATACAAATGCTCTTTAACGTATATTATTCTTTTTCCTTTATCAATTGCAACTTCTGTTAATGTATCAGGGTCAACACTAAAACCAAAATCCATTCCACAAGATGTCTGCAACCCATCGGGATTAAAAGAACCAAATTCCCAATGAGTAAATACAACACCTTCTGCTTTATCTAACCAACCACCTAGTATTTTATGCTTGTACTTGTTCGGATTTGTTACCCTTATATTTTCAATATTATCTATAAAAGATTTCGGTAGGTTATCAATATTATTTAAGTAAGTTGTATGTATGTAGCACACATCTCCAACAACACCATTAAACCCTTCTTCTACGCCTTTACTTTCAAAGAACTTCTTATATATCCAATGCTCTTTAGTCGTTGGATTCAGTATCATTATAATACGATTCTGTTGCACCTTACTTCTGATAGATAAATCAATAGTATCAAATTCATTCTCATCAACCATTTCTTCTGCTTCATCAAGAACCCAAGTTGATATTCCTTGCAATGATTTTAGATTTGCAGTTTGATTTCCTGCACTTGTTTTGATACCTCTGAATAATATTCTGCTTCCCGTAACTGTATTTGTAATTTCTTTCTTTGTTACATCAAAGCATTCTTGTGATTCTAACAGTTCAATCTTTTCATTAAATTCAGGTATGATTGAAAGTTCAGCAGAGGTCATTGTATATCTTGTATAAAGACAATGATACCCAATGTTAAAAGTATTTGTTGCTTCTATTAAAGTAGTGCTAAAAGACTTTGCAGAACCTCTACCACCTGTTATAACATAATAACGAGCATTAGAAGACCTTAAAGGTTCAAATAAATCATTTATAACTATTTCACTCATAAATTTACTAAGACTTCTTAAAGGTTATTATAGGTATGTTAATTGTATCTCCGTTTGTGGTAATGTCTACACTATCTTTTGGTTTACCGATGTAGTATTCTAAAAACAATTTACCCGCTTGAACGTCTTTATCTTTTACCGCTTTTATCTTTATCATATTAATAACATCAATTACATCTTGTTTACTTGATGCTTCTTCTAACGCTTTTCTATATTCGTTTTTACGTTTATCAATGTTACCTTCTTTTGATTTTGTACTATGCCCACCGTTTAATTTTCTCTTATCTTCCATCTTAATATAAATTAACTATTAATTAATTGCTTATCTATATAATGCAAAAAAACCCCTAATTTATTGGGGTTCTTTAATAATCTTATTAAAGTTCTACTCTTTTATTTAAAAACATCTGTTAACGTTCTGTGACCTCTTTAAAAAGAATACCTGTTTAACACTTATCGTGAGCAATAATGCTGATGTTTATTTATCTTCTTGTGTTGCTTCTATTGCTTTAACAATTGAATGAATTTCTAATGCTAATTTATAGGTCATCTTTTCCAATCTTGCTAATCTTTCGTTTACTGTGTGCTTCTTTGGTTTCATATCTATTTTAATTTATTATCTAATTGTTCAATCCATTGCCTTAACCTAACTTTATTACAAGTACAAGGTTCTGAATATTTATGGTTAAAGTATCTTGAATGTAAAAGGCACATTAATCTAAAATCTGTACGTTCCATTTTAGTTGTAATTCTCTTTCTTGCTTCTTGCCAAAGTTTTATATCTTCTGCTACCATTTTAAAACATTCTTATTTGTTGTGTGTGTTCTTTTAATCTTTTTAAACTTGCTTCATAGTATCCTTTATCTAACTCACAAGCTGTAAAATCAAAATTTCTATTGTGTGCAGCTATTGCTATACTTCCACTACCTAAATGCGTGTCAAGTATTTTTTGTCCCTCCTTTGCGTAGTTATCTAAAATCCACTCGTAAAGTTTTATTGGCTTCTCTGTTGGGTGTATTCTTGGTGTTCCGTTGTTTGCATTAGCACCAACCCAACTAACCTTAAAACTTCTTAATGCTCTGTTAAAACTTGTATAAGCTAATTCTCCATCACTAAAATCGTTTGCACCTGTGCCTTTATCCCAATATATCCAACCCATACTTGGAGGTAAATTTTCAGTCATATAGTTTGCACCCCATACAATTTGGTTTTTACTAACCCTTCTCAATTCGTTAAAGTATTCCTTAGTGGGTGTTTTACTATCCCAATCCGTTGCGCCTCTATTAATTTTCTTTTTACCATTACCTAATGTCATTTTAGTAACATCTATCCCATAAGGTGGGTCAACTATCGCAAGGTCAAAGTGATTATCTTCATACCTTGCCATTAACTCCATATTACATTCATTTGTTATTACCATAATTCAATATCATTTAATTGTTCTTGCCTTTCATCACATCCACACTCGTTTCCAAATATTTTTTTTACAAGATATTTAATCCCTGTATAATATGTAATTCGTTCTATTAAGTTACCTAATTTCATAATTTAATCTCTAAAGTATTGTGCAAATGATGCTAAAAACAAGAGTACTATTACTAATATTATTCCATTCATAATTGTTCTTTTAAATGTGCTTTTACCTTTCTATAAGTATTGTATATACTATGATAAGTTATGTTTGTCTTTTTTGATAGTTCTGTAATTGTATATTCTCCTTGAATCAAATTATATATTTTTCTGTCGTACCAATGTAGTTTATCAAGTTCATCAAGTATTATTTCATTTGCTGAATCAAAATCTACATATTCTCCAGATTCAATATCTAAAATTAAATCAATTGAAACTTTTTTTTCTTTTGTTTGTTTGTTTTTCATTTGTAAGAATGAAGTCTTTAAGGTTAAGTAAATATAATAATAGTTTACATCATCTCCGTAAGCTATGTTTAAACCCTTTTTAAGCATCGTACCGATAATAAGGTACATATTACCAACAATATCTTCTGCTTCGTCTTTAGAGCATCCAAATTTAAGGGTTGTGTTAATCCATTTATTATGTGAAGCGTAAATCTTTTCAAGCATATAATATAATTTATATAAATATAAACTATTTTAAATGTAAAAAAATAAGTACTTATTAACAAGGGTTGAGGTAAGAATATAGTATGCCCAAATTTATATCATTGTATTTTTATTACCTAATCAATTTTGATAATGCTTTATGTAGCTATTACATAAAACTTAATATAACAATATAATTATATAATGCTTTTCAAATAACAATTTGCAATAAAAGACATACTATTTTTCTTATTTATAATCATTACTAATAAGCCCTTGAAGATAATCCATCAGAACTTTCTATTATTTCACATTTATCTTTAGACTTCCAATCCCAAGACTTAACCCTTAAATTTACTAATTCATATATTTCATTTCTTTTATCTAATGGTAACTTATGTATTAAAAAATACAGGTCATCCTTTATAAATTGTGGTAAGTTTTGAACTGCTCTATCAGAAGCATCTTTTGCTTTCTCTATCAACTTGTTTTCTAACTCTTTACTTTCTTCTGCTTTGTCATCGAAGTAAACATTATAAACATCTCTAAAATCTGAATAGTTTAAGTAGTAAATATCTACTTTACTAACTGCGTGAAATACTGCAACCCTTGTTCTTGTGATTCCTTTAGTTAAAAAGAACTCTGCAATTTGTCTATCATTCATATAATTGAAATCCATTAGCACCTTATAAAGTAACGCTCTAAAATATGCATCCTTTGGCTTTTGTGAATATATTAAAGGGTCAACACCTGAAAGTGATTCAAATTCTTTTAACATTCTGTTTGCTTGTACTTTACTGTAATCTGCTCTTTTGTTGCTCATAATTATATTTTTTTCGCTCCTGATTTTATTAATATTTTATCTGATATACTTGTTAGTCTTTTTGGGTCTTTTGTAAATGCAACAAATACTTCTTGTAATTTGCTGAACTCATTAAAATCAAACTTTAAAAATTCATCTATAAACTTTAAATTTGTTTGAACTAATGCACCACCTACTTCTTCGTCATCAATATCGTAAACATTGTCAAAGTATTCTAACTCTATTTTTAATAAATCTTCAAGTGTTCTTGATACATTTTTTTTAGTGCTTTGTCTAAATACTCCGCAATGCTTTGTTTCTTCTAAATAGTAATTGTTTACGTAGCTTGATAAAATTGCACCACTTACTTTTATTAATTGATTCTTTGTTAATTCTTTTACCATAATTATCTTATAAAATAAGTTGTTTGTTCTTCGTACCTTTCTTCTTCGTAATACCTTTTTGTCAATTCTATTTCTTCTTCTAACAAAGCATTTAAGTAAGTATAAATAAAATCAATATCTTCTTCATTTAGTTCTATCCATTCTTCGCCTTGCCAAATCTCTGCATTTAAAACGCTCTCTTTAAGGTTTAAATCTATAAGGTAAGCACTACTATCAGAATACAAAGTTATCTCATTAGGAAGCGGATAACGGTAGCTACCTGTTGTTTCGTAAGATGGTTGGATTGATTGAATAGCTAATTTAATTTCTTCTTTCATAATTAGTTTTTAAATAGTTTAATAATCATTGACAAAAACATTAGTATCATATAAACAACTAAAGCAGTCATTACGAAATACACAATACCTTCTAAAAAATATTCTATTACTTTCTTCATAATTATATATTTATTGTTATTAATATTATTACTATTACGCACATAACTACTGCGTGTACTTTATTTGATAATACTTGGTCTTGTTTACTTTTTTTCATCTTGTTTGTTTTTAATGGGGTTTTTACACCCCGTTGTTTTTAGTTTTCTAATTCTCTTAATACTGATTTTAATATATTCATTATTGTTTTATAATTACAGGTTTTAGGTAATCTCCTAAAATATAATTTACATTCACCTCTTTAGGGTAATCCTTAATAAGGTAGTTTAGATTCTTGTTAAACTTTCTTTTATGA